ATCAGAATCTAACAACGCACTGCGTTGAGCTTCTAAGTCGGCGCGAGTAGACTCAATAGCCTTTCGCTGCTCAGAAATATTAGATGTCTTCCGCTGGTAATCAGACCTCAAGTTGGCAATCAGCTTCTGAGCTTCTTCTGGAAGCTCGGATACTACTTGCTTGTAGTTGATTCCTTTATGCGGATTCTTCGCATTGAATATGTCCGCGTCCAGTTCGGCTGCGGCCAAATCCTCAATCGTTGGTGCTTCTTCTGTTGGTGCTTGTGCTTCAACAGGCTCGGTTGCTTGTCCTTCAGGTTGTTCTGCTGGTGCAGAGTCCTGAGCTGGGGCGGCTTGAACCTCGGTTCCTTCCATGTGTTTTTCCTTTAGACCCTTTGGGCCATCATCATTTCTAGGTCTTCTTCTGGGACGGCTTCCTCTACCACTTCAGCTTCAGCTTCTACGGGAGACTCCACTTCTTCTTCGGCTTCTTTCTTTTCAGTGCGCAAGAATGTTTTAAAGTTCTGGTCTTTCGATAGAACGTCCAACTTTGCAGCAATGTCTTCAAGGTCGTCTGGTGTTTCAACAACAGAAACGTCAAACGATAGGCGCTCTAATCCTGCATCTTCAGCAGCAGCAGACACCATCATTAACTGTTGGGTGAACTCTACCGGAAAGTCACCATCAATATCTTGAGAAAACTCTGGATAAGAAGGTGCTCCGAAAAATGGAAGCACCTGGTTAAGCGCATCAACGACTTCATTGAGTTGGTTCATCTCGAATAATCCAGATGGCCCCATTCCTGATACAGATTCTGCATTGATTTCATCAACAGCAACAGCCTTATCCATAATCATTTGCTCTTCTTCTAACATTGGGTCGGCCATTTCAGGACTCCTTTGCGGCATCTTGGGAAAGAGTACCTTGTTTTTTCATTTCTGCTATTGAAAATGTTTCCGCAACAGCGCGGGTTTTATCACCTTCAAACTTACTAAGATTAGATTTGTATCTAGCAATGTTCGCATCTGCTTGGCTTTCCGCAGCAAACTGGCGCTGCAAACTGTCCTCTACATGGTGCTTATCAAAGTCTCCAGTCGAGACAAGCCCCTTCTTCTCCATCAAAGCTTCGCGTTGCATGGACGTATGGTAGCGAGCGCCAAGGCCACGGTCAAAAAAGCCGTTGACTCCGTACTTTCCGGTCTGGTCACCCCACCTACCGGGCGTATTTGCCGGAACAGACATCTGTTTGTTGGAGGTTTTGCCGCAGTCAGGACAACTGATAGACTCTGGCACCTCTTCTTTCGGTAGAAATAGGGCCTCATGTACGTGCTCACCACAAAAATAGTCGAATAACGGCATTACTGGGTAAACCCTACGCCGCCACCTAGCAGCATGTCGCTAACATTGCCTGGAGTGGGGTTGTTTACAAGGTCTTGCGCGGTGGGTGGGCCATCAGGGGCAGAACCTCCAGGGATTCCCACCCCTTCCTGCTGAACCATCTCTTGTTGGAGGAAATCCTCTGGCAACTGCAGTGAACGGACGATTTCTTTGAGCAATGCGGTGTTGGGTACGCCCAATCCTTGCAGAATCTGCACGTTTTGCAGCAATCGTTGGTTCCGAATGGCCTCGGAGATGGGTGTTGACGCCTGGTCTGCGGCGAAAACCTCGAAATCACCCTTCAAATCATCCGGGCTAACGGTGGTTGCCTTGCCATCTAGCATAACTATCTCTGCTTTCTTCTCTTCTTCAAGGAAAAGCGAGGTCATACACGCATAGATTGACGACATTCTCTCGATTGCGGAGTCCCGTTCACGAGCCATTCGGCCAATCTCACTCGTTGTGTACGCTGCCAACGCTGCAATCTCTGTTGCAGTAGCTTTTGTAGCCTCTCCGCGAGTAAATGCTGCGGTAACAGACCCTGAATCCTTGTCTCGAATGACATCTTGCATGTAACGAGACACTTCAGCGGGCAAACTTTGATGAGGAACGGGGCGAATAATGGTATCCAACGGGTCATCTGACTCTACCTCTACGAAAAGTCCGTCAATACCACTGGTCACCTGGGCCATCTCGTCATCAGACATGGCCCCTTTCTTCACAAGCCACTGTCTCGACGCCTTACGAACCGCATTTGCTTGGAATGAACGGATAATGTTCATCTCATAGAGCTGGTCATAGATGCGCTTGATGGATGAGTACCCAACCATTGGTCTATCTGGGATACGGTTGTAGTAAAGCGGGATAATCGGGACAACAGGGTCATCATTTGAGTCCCTGAACGGGATAAACTTGGCAGAATCAAGGAACTTGTTGCCACGTTCTGGGCAATACCAGTACAATTTGTCGTTCATAAGGTCATACAACTCAACAACCTTGATGTACTTGAACATCGGGGCAGATGGAGAGATGTGTGGCTCATGATAATTGCCTGGTTTGTCCTCATCGGGGGTCATCTCATCAAAGAAGTGGGTCATGTCAGACGCAATGTCGTCGAACTTTCCGCCAAACTTCTTCTTCGCATCAGGAACAGTCATCCAGTAGATGTGCCCAACAAACCTTTGGGTGTCCCAGCGGGAGGAATCGCGGTCTACAATGACCTGCCAGGGCGGAACGCCTACTGGAAGCACCCGGTCATAGACCGATTCACGGTCAGTTACCGTCATCTTCAAGAATGAGTTGGGATAAATAAGGGCCATACGACTGGCGTTCTCAATCTCATTTCTGCTTTTGACCAAGAAGTGATTGATGACTGACTGAGATTTTTCTAAATCCCCTCGTCCACGCACACCCATCTTTAGAACCACCGCCGGGTTCTTAGCGAACAAGGAGGCCTGGAAGGATTCAATATATCCATAGCCATCGTTGGTCTGAATACGAATCTGGGACACCCCACCTTGAGACTCATGCTCCCAGAAATCCATTTCATAAACAGCTTTGTATCGCATCAGCTCATTACGGAGATCACCCCAATAGGCATCGTGATCGTCTAGAATTGCTTGAACATCTTGAGGCTTCAGGCTCATCGTCCTCTCCTTTCTTGTTTCACAAGTTCTCTTGCTGGGCCGTCTTTGATGCTTTCAATCTCTTTCTGAAGCTCGAAAATACGCAATACTTCCTCGGCATCTTGAACTTCGCGTCCTTCCTCGTCTTCTTTTCCCATGTGTTGCGCCATCTGTCGATAGAAATCGTCCGTTCTTCCAGGGAATACATCTCGCATGCGCTCTTGTCTCTGCTCATAAACTTCTCTACGCGCATCGCGGCCCCTGTTTCGCTTTGCTGCCGGGGAGAGAGATGTGCCAAGCCTGAACCCAGCATATCCAGCACCAAGAACTGGAACTCCTCGAAATAACGCTTTAGCCCCAAGCTTTTTGGCAATGGTTTTTACCCCAAACTTACCGCCCCCTTTGACGTACCCCTCTTCAACCGCCCGTAAATAGTCTCGAAGGTTCTGCTCAAATTCGTGCTGGGCTCCCTTTGTCTCGGCTCTCATTTGTCTTTGCAGCCTGCGGGACTCATGGGTCTCTGGCGCTTCTGTGAAGTCAATCTTTTTTACTCGACCAGGGGCTTTCCTAATAAACTCTTTGACGCGCTTAAAGTCTTTTGATTCTGGGCTTTGGTCAAAGTATTGATCACCTTTAGGGTTAGTGCGACCCCTTGTTTTCCAGTCTTCTCGCAACTCTTGGTTAATCTCAGGGGTCAAATCACTTCTGGTAATCTTTGGTCCTGTTCCTTTCGGGGTAGACATGCGTTGCGCAACCTCAACAGCCATTCTTGCTGGAGGTGCCGTCATTCTTGACATAAGAAGCTTCAAAAGCTCTTCATCATCCATTTCTTCTGGTCTTTCAGCCATTAGTAACCACCCACTTTATTGCCCCCACGGACATTCCAAGGTATCGCACGCTTCATGTTTTTAGCCCGCATTGAGTCAATGTGCTTCTCCATCATTGCGCGTTTCACTGAATGTGAGACCGCTAAGGGCATACTCTCCAGCAAGTAATAGCACAATGCCATGGAGATAGTCACATCATCATGTTTACCTTTTGCTGCCTGAGGCTTGTTCTTGATGTAAACAATGTTTCCGAGCTCTTCCAACACATGCTTGTCTAAATGAGAAATCGTCTTGGTTTCAATCATGTCCTTCAAAGCATTGAACATAATAGGGCGAGTGCTGACTGTAGTCCTAAAGGGCTTTCCGTTCTTGTCTTTATAGAGGGGTCTTATCTTCAGCTCTTTCAGCCTATGGATAACCCAGTTCCCACTCCCGTTGCTTTCAACAATCACACGCCCACAATTGTATTTATCCCAAATGGCCATAATCTTCTCAGCCAAAGCGGAGGGGCTTACCTGATTCGTGATGTAGTGATAAACAGGTTGGCGCGTAGAAACAGAAACAACGGTCACAGCGGAAAAGTCTGTCTTCTTCCCAAGGCCACTTCCTACGTCCACACCAATCACATACGCCTCACCTTCCTGGGGAGGGGCATACTGCCTATGCTCCCTGCTACCCATATCTACCGGAACAATATTATCTAATTGCTCTGGATTGAAAAACTGAACCCCGGTGGCGCGAAATGCCTCGTCAACGGTTGAGGGGTACTCCCGAATAAACTTGTCTTGCCCAATCGTCTTCAACTGCTTCTTACGCCAAAACAACTGCTCAAGGGTCAGGTCAAACTCTTCCTGTATCTCTTGCTCTCGAACAGTAGGGAGATACCAATCAGCAACTTCAGACTGGTAGGGCTTATGAATAAACCAAGGAAAGAAAACTAGCTTCCAACCGTTCGTTCCATCAGCAGCACCCTTCACCAACTCATGGAACATATCTCCATGAACATTAGGAGTGCTCTCAATGATAATCTGCCCATCACCAACAGCAGCCAGAACCGTGGCCATCACCTCTTCCTGGTTCTCATAGAAAGCAAACTCCGATAAATGAACGGCATTCATTGCAAAGGAACGGGTTCCTCCTTTACCACCAGCAGTGTACGTTCTTACCGCAGAACCAGAATCTCTAAACTTCAGCGTCTTAGCACTGGCTCTCTCCAGCGGCCTCTTCAGCTCATTAGGCAGGTTGTCGTAGAACACCCTCTCCATTCGATGCAACTCTTCAGCAGAATCTCGCGTATGAGAAATCACAGCATACTGCGTAGGCTCAGTAGAAATATATGAATTCCAAAAATGCCACGCACGGGTCAAAGTACTCACACCCAACTGCCGTGCCTTCAAAACAATCACACGGTTGTGGTTCTTTAGAACATCCAGCAAATGCTGCTGGGGGGCAGAAACCTCGAAAGCATTCAAACGCTGACGCTGCTTGTGCATAATCGTCAATCTACGAATGAACTTGTCAGGCTCGCCAATCATGGCGCGAATCTCTAGGGGCAGGTCTTCAGTCATCAGACGCATCCAGCCATGCCTTCAAGTCCTCTGAGTTCCCCTTTACCTTCACCTTCGTATTCTGAAGCTCCAGCTTTGAACGGTCTAAGATAACCTTTGCAGCATCAATCCTACTCTTGTGCGTCGAGTCCTTATCCTTGATTACCTCCCTAAGAGCCTCTACTGCCTCGTAGACCGCATGGTTCAGGGCAACCTGGGCACCAACCGCCACCTGGCTCTTGTACAGGGTCAGCTCTGCTGAGAACTCCTGCTCCTTTGTCCAGCGCCATACCGTCTCTCGACCTACGCCTACGCGTTTTGCCGCCTCTGGGATGCTTACACCGCTTGAAAGTAACCGTATTGCTTGTGCTTTCTGCTCGTTTAGTGCCATGGGGCTAGAGTAGCAGGTTTAGAATGTTGCGGCGACTTCTGTTTGTTGCAGGGCTTCTGTTTGTTGCAGGGGATTTCTATACATATATGTGAACACAACGCCGGACCTCCGTTTGGGCCCCCCCTCGACCCTTTCCCCACCAATATCCAACTCATTGAACATAATGTATGTTATCAGAACATGGGAACCTAATGATTTCAAGCACTTAGGGTTCAACCGCTGCCCCTTTGATAACACATACCCCCCTATCATATGGGGTAGCCGTACTATCCACCACCTATCATATGGGAAGACCGGACCCCCTGCCCTACTGCAATGAGATTGCAATACTCTCCCCACCTACCATCAACAGTCCAAAGCCCCACACCAAATAGGAACATTCAACAGCCCACCACGAAAAATATATTCGCTGTACTGCAAGCCAGGGTCAAAACTATTTTCACTTTCTACTTGCACTATTGGTAACAACGTGAATAGGATGAGACATCGGAACAAACCGATAGCAACTAACTAGGAAAACTACCATGCCCAAA